CGGTGAACAACCTGTCTGATTATCATAAAAGTTTGCTGTAATCATCCTTGTGTAGTCTAGCATAGTCTAGCCAATAGCATTCAGGATCAGTTATGGTATCGAAACCATATGCTTTCCAAAAGAAAGCTTTTATCCTAGTGTTGGCTGCACTGATCCTCTTCTAGTCTTGCGGGTTGACTTTGGTTTGCCATCAAAGCTTGTAATTGCTGCATGCAACCCTTGTGAGTATTATAGCCTAGTCTTTTTGTTGTGTCTAGTATTTTCTAGACTTTCTGGCGGGATAACTTTGTGCTTCGCTGGGGTTAGTCACTTCCCTACCTCTGCCATGATGAATATTGGTGGAGAGGACTGGATTCGAACCAGTGTAGTCTTTCGACGGCGAGTTTATATGCAATTTTGCTGCATGTATCCCTTGCCGTTAATATATATGAAACATATAGTAGTGTCAATTACAAAAAACTAAAATGACAATTTGAGTTGAACTAATAGATCATCCAACTCTTGCCAGTCATGCAATTGCAGATCCATACGGAATTTCCATATAGTTCCCATTACAATTGCGTGAATGGTCCACCTCAAATCTTGCACATCCAGGGCAGCATGCACCCGAACATCCCCAATACCTGTGTGTTCTCTAATCACCCTCTCAAGGCTTTTTTTGAATCACACGATAATCCAGTGTTGATGCCATTTTGAGTAGATATTCGGTGACAATGGATTCTGCCAACCATTCCTGATCTGGTTGATAATAATAATCCAGAGGCACATCTATGGCTACACTGTGAAACAGGAACTTATAGCTTTGTGTGGTATAATCAATCCGCCAATAAAGCCAAGGTGAGTGATAACCATTTCTCTTGATGGGATCCAATTGCCATCTACTTACACGGATACCTTTGCTCCTAAATGTATCAGCCAGCAATTGGATCATTTGTTTACGAATACTGGGCTTATGCAATTTCCACCTCAATGGGTTGCCAACTGCCATTTTCGCCAGGGTAACCTCTGGCATTGTTGATGTATCTCACACCATTGAGAACCTGATCTTCTCGGAAATGTGTATGACCATAACACCAGGTTACCACACTGGGATCTGCAACAGCCTCCATGTATGTGTTGACAAAACTGCCATTGAGTAGGTTCCACACAACATCATTGGTGAACCTGGTAAACTGCCTATGCGGAATGTGATGACTCACCACCACCTTGGGTAAACTATTTGCTGTTACTGCTTGAGCAACATAGTCCGCGTCCAGCCTGGCAGCCTCCAAGACTGCCTGGTAGGCTGTATCACTGGCCCACTCAATCCACCTGCTGTCGCTCATGTAGCGTTCCCAGGCGTCTATCTGTGAAATTTGTGTGAGGTGAACACTTCCATCAAAATTGTGCCAACCAGTTACTCCCACAAATTCCACACCGTCCACAATCACACTGTTGCGATGAAGGAAATGAATATCATGCTCATGACTCCACCTAGCATAATGAGTATAAATTTCATTCACATTAGTGGGATAAGGCCACTTGCGTTCCCATTCAAGCGAATCATACAGCCTGGTGCGCCTGAATCCCGTGTTGTACATGCAATGATTTCCTGCCACCCAAATCACATTAGGGAAATAAGATTTGAGTTTGATAATCTCAGTGGATGTTCTAAAGACATCATTACTTATATCTCCTGCCACAACGACAGTCTGACATTCAGGAGATAGATTATTGAACACAGAATAATCAACAGGAGAATGATCTACATGAAGGTCAGAAATCAAACAGAATTTCATAGATGAGTATCCTTGGCTATATATCATGAAATAATAACATGAGACTACAATGAGTCAACACAAAAAGTTAATTGTTCCAATGGCAGCCATTGGAACAATTATGTCCAAGTGGGATATACATACCCAATCCCACTTGTGAATATCAGCATGGATGTCACTGATCAAAATGAACTTCATTTGCTAGAGCCTTTGATATTACTATCAGCCTAGCAGGAAATTTCCATATGTCAAATCACAACCAATATTTGGTATCTGATCTGCCAGTGCGGTTCATCCAACGACCAGATTCTGAACGACCATATTCCATGCTGCGTAGACGATTTTCCAGATCAATAGTATCCGCAGATTCACTGAGATATTTTTCTTCACTGGTCATGAAGAGACCCTTCCACCACATTTTGAATTTATTCTTCATCATTTTTCCTTGTTATCTGTTTTTGCGATGACGATATTTATATAGCATGATGTCACGCATGGCTCTGGCTTGCGCCCATGTTTGTAGGTAGGTCCAAATTTTGATCATGACCCGCATATCCAACCTCTTTGTTTTTGTGAATTGAGCATTTGTCGTTTCATTTCACGGGCTTCAAATATGATTTCAATCATAGTTTTGAACGCATTTGAAATCTTTTTCATAGCATCCTCCTCTTTCGTTTTATAGTATAACTGTATTTAGATAATTTGCAATGATTTTTTGTTGCAGCGCAACAAAAACACCACGGAGCTGGTATGCAACTACAACAGGTATTTGACGATTGCTGTAGGATGGTTAAATATACAAAATTTGTAGGAAAATCTTGTGAAGATACGCGATCTATTACTGGAATATGACGCCAACAAAATTCGTCAATTGGCGCCGTTGTTGGCCAATAGAACACAAGACGACTCATTACCCAAACTTAAATCAGTTGAACAATTGGCTGATTATGTGGAAAAACAACTGGGAATAAAGTCAGGTGAATTGGTATTTTGGATCTTGCACAGATATCTCAACAAATCCACACAAGGGCAATATGGCATCAACAGGTGGGAAGATATCAGTGCAAGATTGATTCCTGCACTGGACAAATTCACCAAGCTCAAGAACAAGAAAAAATTACCACCTGAACAACGAGATATCAACAGATTTAAGTCGTTGGGTCAACTGGAAGACCTCATGGATCAATATCCTGATGAGGAGTTGGCAAGTCAAAAAGAGCAGGCCAGTGCTCAAGAAAAACAATATTATGATTCAGGCCAAGCTGAGTTGGTTTACAACGATCCAACAATCAAAGTAGTGGTTCCCAAAACACAAGAGGCCAGTTGTTATTTTGGCACCAACACAAGATGGTGTACTGCTGCCAAACAAAACAATATGTTTGGCAGCTACAACAACCAAGGACCTTTGTATATTGTTCTGATCAAACCAGAAAATGCCAGATACCAATTTCATTGGGAATCCAATCAATTCATGGATGAAAAAGATCAAGACATCAATCCCAACCAATTGGCTGACAAATATCCTGTTTTGTGGAAAATATTTCAACCCATTGCGGAAAAAAATAAATCACTGGTATTAAACCAAAATCCCAGTCTAAAAGTTCAATTGGCAGCAGTCAAGCAAGATGGCCAGGCAATCCAATTCATCCAAAATCCCAGTGAACAAGTGCAAATGGCAGCAGTCAGTGAATATGGCTGGGCAATTGTATATATCAAAAATCCCAGTGAACAAGTGCAAATGGCAGCAGTCAAGCAAGATGGCCAGGCAATTGAACATATCAAAAATCCCAGTCCACAAGTGCAAATGGCAGCAAAGGCAAAATGACAATTTATGAATGGGATTGCACAATCCCATTCATAATTTCAAAAGAGCTTGAACTTCCTTTTTGTAGACAGATTTGATTTTTTTAGGATCATTCAAAATGTCTTCCAGGACAACAATTTGATCACCCAGATCAACAATCTCTTGGTCCACTTTGGCAACACTGTCTTGTGCCCAACGATAGCTGGGAAAGCTCACCAACCGTTCGATCTGGCTGTCATCCAACGTGATCTTGGTGCAAATTTTACGCACTTGATCTTCCACACTTGATTTGTTGGGTGCAGTGGGCAGGAATTTGGGCAAGCCTTTGTCCACACATGCTTTTACAGCGCATGCAAAATTCAACTCCTTGGTGAGATCTGCAATCTGCTTTTGGAATCGTATGGTAAACCAACCCAGTCGCCATTCCACAAAGCTCTTGACCAGATCTTGAGCATTCTCATATTGACGGATACTGGTGTTGTTGAAATCCAACACAACAAATCGTTCACTGCTTTTGCTCTTGAGCTTGAGGAAGTTGATGGCATCCTGCTCACCCCAGCCATCAATTGTGCCTCTCTTGAATCTGATTTCTATGTTGATTGTTTTTGTGCTTCTGTCAGTGTAGGTGTTGATTAGTCCGTCATCTTCCATTTGGTTCAATCTGGCCTTGAATCTTTCCAAACTCAAGTCTGGAGGCAGTTCTGTGACTCGCACTGTAGTGACACTTTCCACCACAACTCGGCCCATGAACTCATAGCTGTTGTCGCCCAGATCCTTGGTTTGTACATTCATGCAATCGTATTTGGGGATTATCTTCTTGATGGGCTTGTTGTCTATGGCTGCTACTGTGGCCTCAACAATATCCTGCAAGCTGTGTGGCAAAATATCAGTGCTCCAACCCACAGCAATGCCACTGATGCCATTCAGCAACACCAGGGGAATCAAGGGTAGGAAATTACAGGGTTCATATGTGCTGCCATCATAATTGGGTTTGAGCGGCACAATATCAAGATCAGTGTATAGCAAAGCCTGAGTAGCCTTGCTCTTTTTCACATAAGTGTAACGAGGAGCGCCCCAACCATCAGGAGATACTCTGGTGCCAAATGCGCCAACACCATCCAGCAAGGGCACATTGTTGAGATAGGGTGCTGCAAGACGACTGATGGTATCACTGGCGCTGACATCTCCGTGGAGAAAAATTCCCTCCTGTATCGCCGAACCGGCAAGGCTGATAGTTTTGATTTTTTCACTTTTGTTACGAATCATCCATAACATTTTGCGCTGGCCATCCTTGAGTCCATCACACACACTGGGAATAGCCCTATTTTGTGCGGTGTAGATAGCATATTCTTTTGAACTAGTATTGATAAAATCACTACTGGATAATCCAGTTATGTGCATTGTCTCTTGATTTACTTTTTGAGCGTTTTGCACTTGTTTCCGTGCCATCTGTTATAGTTTCCTTTGTTTGTTTCTATTCCGCAATGAGGACATGATATCCGTGAATTCATAACTTTGGTTCCAGCTGAAGTCCGTTCTAGTCTTTCTTCTCTAGATAGGGTTTTCCAAGACTCTTCAATTATAGTAGGTCTCCTATGATGATATAGGTCCAATTCAGCTTCTGTAAATTCTTTTTTTGCATGCCGCTCCCTTAATTTCGCTCTCCCTAGATACCAATTATCAGTTTGCAGCATACGTTGACCAAAAAGTTTGAGAGAAGGAATAAGTTTCACTTGTGCATCAGTCAATCCGTTGTTTTTCAATCTTTGTTGAGCTTTTGCTAATGATTGTTTATGAACTTTGGAATCAGGATTGTAATTGATATGTTTAACTAATTGGTTGAGAACATCTGGATGATTGCAAGGTAATCGTTTGATTGTCCCATCCGGATATCTCCAAATAGAAAATCCTTTTTGATTTGTCGGAGTCTTATGCAACCCTGCTGCTCGATTCTTATTCCAAGTATCTCTAATTTTCTGTTTGATCTCATCTGTGATAATAATATAATTGCCTTTGTTACCGTTGTAACCTTTGGGATATAATGTGTCAAACAGTTCGACATAATATATTTCCATGGCTCGATAATATTCATCAGGCTCATTGCCTTCTTCAATCAACTCAATGATGAAATCATCTCTTGTTGCCAAGCCATCATCCAGATCCTTTTTGATCCATACCCCGCCTAGCCCAGACATATGTTTTTCAAATCTGTCCATGTGCGTTTGTTCTTCACAAATACTGATGCCAATATAACTGCGCATATTTTGGATATTGGTTATTTTGTAAACTTGTTTCATTGGGCCCTCCATCACCGTGTAAGTATATTTATTTATACCTGCACGGTGATGAACGGTGGATTTATATGCTCATCCATTCCTTTCTCGCGTCAGCTCTGGTTTTGTTGAAAAGTAGATCCAGTGTGTCACTGAGTTTACCGTCATCCAAGAGTGGAATCAACCTGGGACTTACCAGACTGTTTTTCCAGTCAATTTCTTCCAGACTGGCCAGTCCTTTGGCTCTGGTAGGTTTGGGACAGCCATGCCAATCCTCGCCCTTGTAGTTTTGCCAATCATCGCTATACCAATAGTGACGATGTTTTTTCTTGTCTTCCTGGATGATAAATGGTGTGCTGAACACAAGGAAAAAGGGTGGTTGCTGAGGATCAAACAGGTCAGGCCAATACAGGTAAAAGAAGTTGGTGAGCAGGGCCATGATGTTGGCACCATCAGTATCAGCGTCACAAGTGATCCACACTTGTCCATAACGTAAACTGGTTCGGTCTACTTTTTGGCCCATGATCAGTCCAATGGAGCTCATGATATCCTGACAGATCTGATTGTCCAACACAGTTTTGTTGGTTTCTCCACGAACATTGAGGATCTTACCACGCAAGGGCAAACCTCCATGAATTTCTGGATCTCTCACAGCACTGGCCATGCTGATGGCGCTGTTGTGCACAAGTAAACCGTTACCCAACACAAAAGTTTCATCATCCATGACCTGGATGTCATAGGCATTAAAATTATCCGTAGGAGATATTTCTGTGATGTCTTCCATGAGGAAGAGAGATTGATTGATATCCATGTTAAATTCCTAAGATTTGGTTTAGTTGTTGTTGATAACTATGAGGATATATAATTATACTTGAAAATGTTTGTTCTTTAAATCTCATGTGGTTCGCATAATCAAGATTACCCATATTGCCTGCAATTTCTATATATAAATTTGGTTTGATCAAATATAGATCATAAAATAAGGTAGTGTTGGGATATTTTTGGTTGATTTTGAAATCTTGATTCTCATGTAGCCCTTTTGTGAGAAGATAATCATACACCAAAATTTCTAGTCTGCTTTTTAGTATAGTCCCACAATTACTGTAGCTATAGTAGCTATACTTGTTTTTGAAAATTTCCCTTTGATGGGTTTTGTAGGCAGGTAATTTGGATCTCACCAACCAATCTATCTGTTGCGATGAGATTGAATAAAATTCTTTAGCCACGTTATACCAGGAATAATACTTGCATTCATTATCAATATTGAATGTGTTATAAACATGCAACGGATTTTTCTCCGCCAGTGAGGCTACACGGCCTATGAAACTATCAAAAGTATCTTCACTTGCACCCTGATCGGTTTTAAAAGTGATCCACTTTTCCAAATATTGTTGTGTCCCTTGTATTTTGCCATATTTGCGGAGATAAGTGGGTAAATCATGTGTGATAGACATTTTCCATAAGTTATAGAGAGACTTGCCTTCCTCTTCTCCATGTTTATCTATTAATCTGTCAAGTGTCATAGATTTTAATTTTTGTACTTCTTTCCATAAACCAACCCCCTGAGTTCCATGTTTTGTAACATATCCTTCTAGACTTCTACTATAATTGGCTTTGGAGATCCAAGAATCTCTATCTTTGCCAGTGGATTCCCACCATTCCTTGGATCTACTTTGAGATTTTTTATGAGATTCACTGTTGGTATGATTACAAGGATAAAAAGGAGTTTTATTCCTACTATGAAGATGTTCATGAGCTTTTTGGGGATCCATACCATATGCTTTTTCTATAAATTCAATACTGTTTTTATTAAGTGTCTTACTGGCGCACGTATTTTTTGCAAAACATAAAAATTGAGCTTTGAATCTCCTTTTGACTGATATAGGGTGTATTTCTCTGTTATGAACCTCATGCTCTATGTATTGAATATCATGATTATGATCATTACACCATGCACATCTTAGTTGATAATGAGAGATATTCCATTGCTTAAGGTATTCAAAGATAGAGATTTTGTTGCGAGTTAATGCACCTCGCAGCCTTCGTATGCGTTCCACAGGATCATCATTACAGGTGAAAGATATTTTAAATTTAGGACATATAAAAGTTTTTTTGGTCACGATGTTCTCCTTCTGTGACTTGTATTTATGGGTCACAGAAGGAGAACGCTGTTTAGATATTGGCAGCCAATAATAAATGGTTTTCAAGGTCCAAGCAGTTAGCTTTGACTTTGATTATGGATGCGGTTGTTATATCAAAAACTTGAAATAGATGGTCTGGAGAAGTGATAATTGAACTCTTGATGTGGTCATTACCATAAGTCACACACAAACTGAATTGTGCATGATTAAATTGATCAATATCGTAGATCTCCAAAAATTGGCAGCCCAAATCTAGAGTTGTTTTGAACATACGGTGTTGATTGAGATCCAGGTCCTCTGCCTTCAATAGCTCCACTTGAGATGTTGTTTTGTTGAATACTGGTATTTTATGGTTCCTACTAACTGTAATATGATTTCCAGATGCAGTTTTGATAATCATACCATCAATTATTTTGGCAGATTTGTTACAAATAGGTTTGAAGTTACCCTTATGAGTTAGAACTAGATCACCCACCTTTGTTTCTTTGATTGGTTTGTGAACAAGAACACCGTAATCTAAAACCACTACATGTGTATCTTCATGAATACAATCACCTTCTGTGAGCATGAGAATACACTTGGTTCTGTCTTTGCCAGTGGCATCCATGAGCTTGGGCACTTTGTTGCGCAAAACTTTGCGTGCTAGTTTGTTGGTTTCTGCATCATCTTTTTTCTGTGTGCGTGCTGCACATCTAGCATAGATTTGTTCAATCCATGACTTGTGATCACGAATGATTCTCTTGTAGAGCTTCTCATCATCCAAGGCAGTCTTAACATGAGTCTCAACTTCCTCGTTGATCAGCCTGGTTTTGCTCTGACTGTCAAAATTGGGAGCGTGCATGGTGGTGCTGTTGTACACCAGTATGCCTTCGCTGATGTCACTTCTGTTGGGGGAGAGTCCACGACGCTTGCTTTCACGTTCCAGTGCCTTGAGTAGACTGCTGAAGAATACTCGCTTGAATACATCAATGTGATTGCCACCATTGAATGCTGGGATGTCATTCACAGTGCTGTGAACATATTCGCCTTCTGATGCAAATTGGGGAACCAAATAAAATGTGCTGAGGAACTTGTCAACGTCAACTGCCACTTTCACATAATCCAGAGAGTCAAAAAAGGTTTTGTCCAAAGTGGCTTTGACCGATATTTTCTCGTCGTTGAAGTAAAACTTCACCTCTGGATGGTTGGCAGCAATTTCTGTAATTCTACTACGCACAAATTCCATAGGGAGGATTCTGTGCTTGAACACTTCTTTGCTGGGCACAAACTCAATGAGTGTGCCAGTTTTGTCTCCAGACACTTTTGTGATCTTGGCCTTGTTTACTTGGAGCTCAGGCAATACAGCAGTGGGTTCCTCAAAGTGCTGTTGGAATTTTTCACCATTGCGCCAAACAGTCACACTGGCCCGTTCACTTGTATGCACAGTTGCACTGGCACCGATGCCATTTGTGCCTCTCACCACTTCACGTTCATCAAAATTTCTACCCGCCCGGGGACTGATCAAAACCATGGTGGCCTTGTGCATTTTCTCCCCTTCATCCCAGTCTGTTGGGATGCCTCTGCCATTGTCTCTCACTGAGAACGTCATGGTTTCAGGATCATATGTGATGTCAATCCTGTTGCCATGGCCATGGCCCAACAGTTCATCCAAACTATTGTCCAGTATTTCTCTAAATGCTGTGTAGATTGCTGGTACCCAAGTGGTTTCTTGAGCCACCAATTTCTCACCGTTCCAGTTCACCACTGTTTGAGTGTGTGGACTGCGACTGCCCAGATACATTTCTGTCCTGAGCCTAATATGTTGACTGTCTGTTAATTTTTTGATTGTATCTTTTGCCATTATATGTGCCTATGAATTCTCTGCTAGTTTATCGGATGATCCTGATAGGATCAACAAGAAAGGGCGGAGTAATTCCGCCCTTTTTTATTATACTGAAATAAGTCATATAAATCAATTAGTCACGATCTCCTAGGAGATTGAGCAAAAACTGAAAGATGTTGATGAAGTTGAGATACAAGCTGAAAGCACCATACAATGCACTTTTTTCTGGGCTGTCAAATCCCAAAACTTCACCATAGTTGAGGTAATCATTCTTGAGATTTTGCACGTCATATGCTGTGAGTCCTGTGAAGATCAACACACCCAACACGCTCACCACAAACATCACCAAACTGCTGCCCAGGAAAATGTTCACCAACATGGCAATCATAATACCCACCATGCCCATGAACAAAAAATTGCCCATTTTGGTGAGATCCGTGCTGGTGGTATAGCCCCACAAGCTGGCAGCAGCAAAAGTTGCAGCACTGATAAAGAACACAGTGGCAATGCTCTGGGTGGTGAACACCACAAACAGGGTGCTCAAGCTCATGCCCATGGCCACTGCAAATGCCCAAAACAACGCATGCACAGTAGAGTAACTGAATTTGTGCAAGCCATAACTGATCACAAATACAAAAGGCAGGGGCAACAGTGCAAACACAATGGCCAGCACGCCCTTGAGGGCCACTCCCAAAATTGCGGCTGTGATCATGGCTGTGACACCACTGACCACAAGGGCTGTTGACATTTTGTTGTACACACTGCGCATGTAGTCTCGCAACCCTGTGTGAATATCTCCATGTGAGTGTGTCACACTCACATGGTCGCTAATTTGATCATCCATCATTTGTTGATATCCTCATTGAGAATTTATTTGATACTAATAGATATTCTGCCTTGAATCAAGCAATCATAGAGGTGGGGACCCTTGCAGGTCAACTCTATAAATAAGAATGGTAATCAGGGTGTTGGAACCACCCTGAAACCCAGCTTGGAGATCCTGGGCTGTCCCAACACTTATTTATCTTGGAGACTATAATGTCATCTAATAACAATTATCTCGTAGATTATCACGGATTTGTATATCTCTGGAGAGATCATATCCATAAGAAATATTACCTTGGAAGTCATTTGGGGTCTAAACATGATCATTATATTGGATCCAACACCTGGTTAAAAACCGCTTATCAAAAGAGACCACATACTTTCACTCGCCGTATAATTCAATGGTTACTGTTCCAAAATGAAACACAGGAAATTGCCCTATCACGTCTTCACAAATTAGAGCAACAATGGTTGGATATGATTGACGATAATGAATTGTCAATTAGTAAAAATGTTCTAGCAGGCACAAATAGATATTACAATATGAAGAAAACTGCGGCCGGTGAAAGTCATAAAGGGCATAAAAAGAATAGGACCAAACCTGCGTGGAATATAGGTATATCTTCTGAAATGTTAAAATTGAGGAAAGAGGGATATTTTTGTTTGTTGTCAGATAAACCTAAAGCTGCAAAAAACCGAATAAAACATAGTTCTATTCTGGTCCCCAGACCACGAAGAGTTAAGCGACCACCATCAATATGTCCTGTATGTGATAAACAATTTCTTGGTAACATTGGTCAAAAGACCTGTAGCAGATCTTGTTCAGGTAAAAGATTATGGCAAGAAGGGAAAATATCACCACAATGGGGTACGGGAAAAGCTTGGAATAAGGGGTTACCAAATCCTTTGGCAGCAGCAAATGGAATAAAAGGTGCCCAAAAATTACGAGAGAAAATCAAAGGCCGTAAATTGATCAAATTAGCGGACGGGAAAAAACACTGGGTATATCCTGGAGATGAAAATTATCCATTAGTAGATAGTAACATCAAAAAGAAGGAATCAGCAAAAATACCTAACAAAGTTAGCCTAGATGACCTTCCTCTTACACCATCTCCATTACAGAAAGGTTCACCAGAATGGAAAGAACTCTTCAGACAGAAGGTTATGCAAAATGCTAAAAGAGGACTTGAGCACTCATCAGCCTGGTTATGGGTTTTGAAAAATCCTGTTGGGAAGATAATTGAGGTAATAGGATTAGCTGACTTTTGCAGAGAAAATAATTTATCTATGACGGCTCTTCAATACAACTATAATGCGCTAAATTCTGGCCCTATTAGCCGAGGTAAATCAAAGGGTTGGCAAGTAGTAGATAAGAGGAAAGGCAACATATAGTTGCCTTTCCCTATCCGTTATGTTACCACGTGGATAAAGCGTTGCGAACTAGCTGTTTAGGCAGCTAACGCGAGATTGCCGTTATCGTTGGCCTTTCTCAATTTGCACTAATTTGCAGTCGTAGCTTACTGGTGCCTAGATACTACTTTCACCTCCGGTCGAAACCCTTTCACCCCCATAAATGGTGGAGGTGGCGGTAATTGAAACCGCGTCCCAAGTGGCTATTATAGCACCCTATAACTATCAGATCAGCACGTCTTCTGACAGTATTTCATCCTTCTTCCTTTATACCATCCTTCAGGGATAATGTCAAGTTTATCAATATATTTATTTTGTTCTATTACTGGATTATAGATCCACATTTTTCCATTGCCAGTATCAGATTGCTTTTTTAAAAGTTCTTTGTATTCTGTTACAGATAGGTATCCTTCAGGGATATTAGATGGAGTAACCATTATTCTCTTTGATTTATCATCAGGAGAGTCTAGGCAAATACACCATATTTTACCATAATTGGGATTACCTTTTCCTGTATGCAGAGCTGATAATTTTGCTGCTTGTGAAGCCTGGCCTATCAAGAAATAATCTGGATTTTCTTTTCTCAATTGCTGCAACTTTTTGTTGCCGAGCAAGGATGCTTCCTTGGCTGTAACTGAATTCCATGGTGTGCATTTTTTCAATAGATTTTTGATGGCAATCTTTCCAGCTTTACTTGCTCGTAGTCTATGAGCTTCATCACCATTATTGATATGGCTGAATCCTCCATCACCTTCTTCTATCTTCAAATTCGCCCATTCCTGACTATCCACAATATTCCATAACTGTGAATTATATATACCTTGTTGACGTATATAACTTGCATCAAGTGATTCACACAAGATTTCTGTAGATATATCTATTCCATGTTTTTTAAGGTGGTTCCGCCATCTAATGCCAGATCCCACATATTTGTAAGGATCCTGTTTTGTAGTTCCAAGATATTTCAGACCTGTTTTGTTATGAGTTTTGACGTAGAGATAAATAGGCATTGCTGAAGCCTCCGTATGGGTTTTAGAGCTAGTGGGTGTTGCTGCACCGTGACTAGCACTGTATTTATACAGAAGTTCAAATAATAGGTCTTGCTCAACCCATATGTCTAATTTTCATGGGCCCTAGGGCCCAAACAGTAGCATCATCAATATAGTCTATATTGAGCATAATGTCAATACCAGGGTGGTGGGTGTCCACCCTGGTATTTTTGGGTGTTCAGTTCTTTTTGACTGCGTCTGTGCTCTTGGCAGCCGGTGCAGTGGTTGTCACAGGAGCCTTCTTGTCAGTGGTTTCTTTCTTGGTGGCATCCACAGCAGGTTTGCTGACTGGTACAGCTGGTGTAGAGACAGCACTGGGGCTGGTGCTTGCAGGAGCATTAGCTTGGGCTAGAGCAAGTGTGGGGGCAACAACAACAGCGGCGGCGATAAATGCAGATTTGAACATTTGAGAGTCCTTGGTTTGTGATAGGAACTTTTCCTTCACAATAGTATTTGGCTGATAAATGCAGCTGAAAGTCAGCAAACCTGTGTTGGAACTGTGTTATTTTGCCATAAACCAATATTTTTTGGTCATGAGAGTGAATTAAAATTTTGTATGCTGGCTGTGACTTCCGCAGCAGTCTTGCGCAACTGAACTTGCATTTGAGTTAGGTTTCCAAATGCTTGTGTATCTGTGGGAATGGCCAATCCCTGGCCGGTGGGAGTCAAGTATAGCCAATTGTTGGCTGCTGGATTGCTGCTTTTGAAAATTGTCTCCACACATGGATTCACACTGGGAACCACAAGACGAAAGGGATTGTTCAACAGACTATTGATGGCTTGACTGACATTATCAATCTCAGATTTAATGGCTGCACCCACTGCAGAGACTGCTTGTCCCACTGATCCAACAATGCCCTGTACACCTTCACCTAGACTGCCCAATAAACTGTTGGATACACTTGTGACAGCACTGATGGCAGTATTGATGGCTTGCTGAACTCCACTGGTAATTGCTCCCAACAACGCAGTGGTGGCAGCACTAAATCCTGCTATCACAGCCTGTGGAACAGCAACCAGAGCACTGGTTATTTGATTGAGTCCTGATGTGACTGCATTGAGAATGCCATTGAAGTTGCCCTGAATACTGCCAATAAATCCGCTCAAGCTGTTGCATCTACCAATTGTGCCAACTTCCTCTGGCCTGAATGTGAGATTGATAGCATCAAATACTCGGGTTGGTTGATCCAACACATTTTTGGCATGGGCAGCCATGTTGCTGAGCATGATGGGTGTTTGTCCTACCTGATCCAATCCTCCCAGGGCTGAAGTCAACTGGGTCAGTTGTGCGGCAGAAATATTGCCACTGGCTTGTGCAGCAGATACAACTTGTGCAGCAGGTGTGGCTACTGCACTAACACTGGGGGCTGTGGTTTGAGATCCTGTGGCAGATGAAGGTGGTGTGTTATACGATGTGTTGACTTCCTGCTGTAAGGCTGCGTTGGGATCCCCATAATTGGGAGGGGTAGTGGTTTGTAAAACCTGGTTGGTGACATAATTTGTCACTGTATATTGTGGGCCTTCCTCAGGAGGATATGTGGCTTGAGCCAACAGTGCATTTATCTCTTTCAATCTAGCTGTAATGATGCGAACTCTAGCTATAAGACTGTCTTGTCTAGCAGCGACAGCATCCATTTGGGATGCTGTCGTAGCGGATGCCCCTTGGGCTTTTAAAGTGGCTCTCTCAGATTTGATTGCAGTTATTTCTGATAACAGAGCATCTTTTTCCTGTTGTAATCTTTTTCTTTCGTCTGCTGTGATGGTCATGTTTTCTCTCTAATATGATCAGATTTGCAAGATCAGCTGGGCCAATTCCTCAGCATATTCTCGTTCAAAGCTGTGAGGATCCAAGCTGGCTTTGACCACAAAGGCATATCTGAGTATGAGATTTTCAATTTGCTGCCAACGCTGATGATAACCCTGTCCTCCTGCTATGCGAAACTCCAGGTATCCTTTTTTGGCCTGCTTGCCCAGATTGACTGTGTAATTTTTTTCCTTGCTGAGCATCTTGCGCAACTGATTTTTCAGTTGACCAACGTCTGTGTCAGAAGTGAGTACAATTTGTGGTTTTTTGCGTATTTTTGCTTGCATGTCCTGGATGTGACTGGATGTAAATTCATTGGTTGCTCTATCAAAAAGATCAGCAAGATATTTTTCTCCCAACAACAGGATCAGTTTGAGTGGATCAGCTGATTGTGTGCGATTTCCATAACTGACATTCACATGAAAACCACATGTGTTGTTGGTGTAATATCTATTCTCCTGCATCCAGGCAAATATTTTTTGTAAATGACTCAATGCTTGGGCAATGGGTAGTGGTGGGCTGATCAATTCCCAACCCAGCTCTTGTTCTGGTTGATTGGGTTCAATGGTGCCATCTTGTACCAAACTCCACCTACCAGCCACCACCTCTTTGCTGGGCACATCAAATTTCACTTGTATATTGAGATCCTGTTGGATCTTGGTTAGCAAAAGGGGAGTTTGTTGTTTGACAATCTGTTTTTGTGCTTGGTTGGGATTGATGCTGGGATCCACAGGGGCTATGAATTCAATTTCATAGCCCACCAAGAGGTGTGGATCAGCTATCACACTGGGATAATCTTTTTTGCTGAAGCGTATGGCTTCCAATAATTGCGTGGCCCTCATAACAATTATTTATGGGGCTGATCAGCTTATGATCAGATCTCCCCTCTCACATGAGCGGCATATAAATCATCATACCCTCCCACATGGCGGCCATCAATCCATATCTGAGGAACAGTTTTGGCAGAGGGCAATTTATCCAACAACTGCTGTTTGGTCACGTAAAACTGGTTTGCTGTTGGTTGGGCTTCTCCAAAACCTGAACTGATCTTGTATTCAACAAATTCAATATTCAATTGGTTCAACAGCTCTTTGGCTTTCACACAATAGGAACACATGTTCTTGGTATAAATTTCAGCTTTCACAATCATCTCCTTGAAAAATCAATTAAAAATTTCCAGTTACTCAATCTAGTGCATCCTTGGGTAAAAATCAACATCCCTAGTATGAGATACACTGCTTGATGCAGAGGATCAAAGTCACAAGACTTCATGGTTGTTGTTTGATATCTTTGAGACTGTCCATGATCTGAATTATCCATTCACTGTTGTTTTCAATCTCATGTCGATCCTGCTGGTTAAATTCCCACAGATGGTTATACACCTCTTCTCCACAAAATATACAGGTCCACACACCTTTGCCAAAAACTGCCAACATGCGACATTGGACACACACAGGAGGGCCAGGTGGGTACAACCCCATGCAGTTATGTTTGCAGATTGTGGTTGTGGTCATCTCTGGATAGATGACTAGACCAGATCTCTTGTCGGGTATAATCAGGTATTTGATTTTTCAAGATGGCAAACATGTTTATGGGACGATTATCATCAAAAGGAGTAATATCAATCAATTTACCATTTCTTGTCCTGACAACACTGTGTAATATAGCCCCCATGTTGTGAGTATCACAACACTCTAATAGATAGTATCCCAAAACTCGTTCCCCTCCATACCAGGATGTGTAATTCAATGTATTGTTGTGACAGTCCCAATATCTACAGTGTGGTTTGGGAAAAACTGGCACAGCACCCACCCAGGAACATCCCAAAGCCCTACAAAAATCAATCAGGGAATGATCAAGATTGGGAATTATCAAGTCTTTTGAATGATTCAATTTTCCATCCTTTTGCAGGACCACTTCTGGGTTCATAATTATCTTTTGAATAGATCATCTTGTGGATAGTTGAGGCTGGAAGGCCGAGTGATTCACAAAGTTTATCAATATTGCCTATAGTAGTATATTCTTGACCATCTGGGCTTGTTAATTTCCAAACGAAACTCTTTTTGTGGGTTTCGCCAACGTATTTCTTGTTGGCTTCTCCTATCTTTTGTCTCCGAGATTCTGGACAGGGACCATATTTCCTACCAGTTCCCTTTTCACCAATCAGCTTTTTAGTAGCTTCAGAATGCTGTTTGGGACCATAGCCTCCCCTTTCACGTTGCAATCTGGCTCGTTTTTCCTTTTGTTCTTTAGCTCTCTCTACGCCATAAATCTCTTCATAAGTTTTGCCCTTGTGATTGGGTGGACGCGAGTCAGTACATATGTTGGTTAATATTCCACCAGGATCATAACCTTTCCTTCCATAGTGTTTGATATACAAGGATTCAATGTCATATGCCAATGATTCATCTTCAATATTCTCCACCAAATATATGATACCTGGCTCCAGACCCTCACTGCGAATTGCGTTAATTTTATTCTCCTTATGGATATTCCTTACTCCAGACATGTTATACAAGTGGGTTTGGGCCCTTGTTCCATTACCTTTTCCGATATAAAATGGTTGAGTATTCCTTGGATCTATAAGAGCATATACGTAATAAGTTATCATTTGAGCCTCTTGCATAAATATGTGCAAGAGGCTCAAATTTGTTCCTATATTTACAAAGATAAGCCGGTGAATGAATGTTCATTCACATCCATTTTGGCATCGCCGATTCGGTACGAACTTATTTGCGTTTGCTGAGGAGCCACTTGCACTTCTTTGCCACTGATCCATTTCTGTGTCCAGGGAAGAGGATTGGATCTACGTCCATACACGTTCTTAAGTCCTGCGCTTTCCATGCGAACACCTGCAATGTATTCCACGTATTCCTTCAAAAGATGTGCATTAAGTCCAATCATGCTGCCATCCTTGAACAAATAGTCAGCCCAGGTTTTTTCCTGAGTTACTGCCATTTCAAACAGTTGTTGACATTCAGGCGCCAGTTCATCACGGATCTGGGCAAATTCCGGATCATCTTTGGGCAACAATTTGATCAGTGTCTGTGTGCTACCCAGATGTAGGTTCTCGTCCCTGCAGATGAGCTTGATGATCTTGGCGTTGCCTTCCATCTTCTTGAGTTCTGCAAAAGCGAATGAACAGGCAAAACTCACATAGAATCGCACACCTTCCAGTGCGTTTATACTGTTGATGGCCATCCAAATACGCTTTTTGAGTTCGCGTTTGCTGATGGTAATAGGTTGGCCATTAACATCATGCACTCCTACTCCCAACACATGATATTGCATGGTATAATTGATCAATTCGTCATAATATTTGGTGATATCCTTTGCACAGTCCACAATCTCACCAATATCCATGAGTTCATCCAAAACTTTGCTGGGGTCACTGTAGATATTTCTGATGATGTGAGTATAGCTTTTGGAATGTATGGTTTCACTAAATGCCCAAGTTTGGAGCCAGATTTCCAGTTCTGGTAAACTTGTGAGTGTGAGGAACGCTGTGTTGGGTGCTCTACCCTGTACACTGTCCAGTACAATCTGCCTTTTGAGATTGCTGGTAAAAATATGTTGCTCATGTACACTGAGAGAGCGGAAATCCTTGCTGTCTTTCCCTAAATCAATTTCATCAGGTCTCCAGAAAAAACTCAGTTGCTCCTCAGTGAGTCTATCAAATACTCGGTATTTCATGCGGTCATACCGCGCAATAGTGGTAGTACCACTATCATCCAAAAATGCTAGATTTTTCACGTGATCCTTGTGAACGTCAATTGCTAATGTCTGAAAAGTCATCCTGTCGATTTTCCTATATCTTGCCTATAGTCTATCTGATATCCACTGTCAACACAAGGGTTAGCATGTAATCATATAGTGCAGCTATCACATGACTCTGCGTCTTGTGCTGCTGCGTCAGCAGTGTCTTGTGCGATTAGTTTATCCGCATCCACTTCTCCTTGCAAATCGTTTGAGTTGAAATAGTAGAGAGTTTTTATACCCCACTTGTAGGCCAACAGCATGTGGCGCAGCATTTCGCTCATGGGCAATTGATGATCGGGATAAAAGTCTGGATTGTAGCTGGTGTTGGCACTTATGGTTTGATCCATCCACCGTTGTATTACAGCCACTATCTTGAGATAACCTTCTGGGCTCTTTTGATCCCACAACAGCTCATAACGGTTCTTGAGGCGACGATATTCTGGCACCACCTGTTTCATCACACCATCCTTGCTTTGTTTGATTGAAATCAAGCTGCGTGGTGGTTCAATGCCGTTGGTGCTGTTGCTGATCAAGCTGCTGGCCTCACTGGGCATGCAAGCCAACAGTGTTGTGTTGCGAATTCCGTGAATTTTCAAATCTGCTCTCAGCTTGTCCCAGGGCAGTCTCTCCTGGTAGCCCACCAGCTCATCTGTGTCAGTCTTGCGTGTGTCAATGGGCACAATGCCCAGGCTGTACTTGCTTTCTGCACTGCCTGTGGGAGCACCCTTTTCCATGGCCAAGTCTACACTGGCACGGATCATGTAATAACTCCAGGCTTCAGCATACTCGTCCAGGGTAGCCAGGGCGCTGTCGTCACTGTAGCGGAAGCCCATTTTGGCTATCCAGTACGCCAAATTAACTATTCCCACCCCCAGTGGGCGAAATTTTTCTGTGTGTGCGCGGGCAGCCTGCAGGGGGTAATCTTGATAATCCAACAGTGCATCCAATGCTCGCACAGCCAACTTGCAGGGTTTTTCAAAGTCTTTGGGTTCGCGGATCTTGCCCCAGTTGATGGCTGCCAGGGTGCACAATGCCACTGCTGGATTGGGGTCATCAATGCTTTGTAGGGGCAAGGTGGGCAGAGTTATCTCTGCACAGTTGTGAACAACTATATTGTTAGCCACAAATGCAGAAGTTTCAGGTACAGTTATGTCATACACATCTGTGGGCTCTACTTGAATTTTACGGAGTTTGATCATAGTGATCTGCCTTGTGTAATCAGTACATAACACGTCAGTTTCTGTCAAATCTTTGGCCATCACCCATCCTCTGTTCTGCGTCCAGATTTGATGATCAGGTGTGCAGCGTATTAAGTTGCCCTTCTCATCCTCAATTTCCATCAGCTCTGTTACTGTAGCTGTTTTGGCAGCAGCACTCACGTTTTCCCAAACAAATTCACCTGTTTCGGTATTGTAGCTTCTCACTTTGACGCCGTTCATACCACCATAAATCCATGCCTCAACAAAGCTGCTGAGACTCATAGCCTCTTCCTTGTCATCACTGCGCAATAGCTTGAGTTGAGTATCTCCAGTAAGGCACAAATTGGATTGTCTAATGGGGGCTAGATGTTCAATATATGAGCCATGGGTATTGCAGTGATCCACATTCATGAGATAAATGCGACCAGTATTTTTTCTTTCATTCATAAATGTGGTAAAGAGATCTGTGGACTTGATTGTTTTTTTGCGGATATGGGGATCACGTTCATACTTCTCATAAAGCTCTCTAAACTTGTTTTGATCCTCAAAAAAAGCGTCATACAACCCTGGCACATCACTGGGAGAGAAGAGAGTTAGATTGGCGCCACTCAACAATCTTTCATAAGCCAGCTTGTTGAATTGCACACCATAATCCATGTGGCGTGCACGATTGTCTTCTGTTCCCTTGTTGTTCTTGAGTACCACCAGATCTTCAAACTGCATGTGCCAGAAGGGGAAATAGCATGTGGCTGCGCCGCCACGTACACCACCTTGATTGCAGCTTTTGACACTAGCCTGGAACAGTTTGGTAAATGGCACCACGCCAGTGTGATAGGCATCACCTCCACGGATGGCACTGTTGATTGCCCTGATGCGGCCTATGTTGAGGCCAATGCCAGCCTTGCGACTGACATACCGCACCACAGCATGACTTACAGCACTGATGCTGTCCAAGCTGTCATCACTTTCAATCAGCACACATGAGCTGAACTGTTTTTGTGGTGTTCTCACACCAGCCATAATGGGCGTGGGCAGGCTGATGTCATGAGTGCTGATGGCATCATAAAATTCTTTGACCCACTTGAGGCGTGTTTGTGTGGGATATGAATTGAACAACGTGGCTGAGATCAGCATGAGCGACATCTGCGGAGTTTCAAACAGCTGACCGGTGACTCGGTTCTTGACCAGATACTTGCCTCTCCACTGTTCCATGGCAGCAAATGTGAGATCCATGTCACGATCATGATCCATGTAGGTGTCCAATATGGCAAATTCTTCAGGTGTATACCAAACCAGCAGTTCCTTAGTGTAAAATCCCACATCAACCACCTTACGCACGTGGTCCAAGAGAGTGGGTATGATAAAATCACCATAGGCTTCTTTGCGGATGTGGTGGTTTACCAATCTGGCAGCTACATATTGATAGTTGGGCGACTCTAAACTGATCAAATCAGCCGCGGCCTTGATCAAGGTCTCCTGAATATCCACTGTTTGGATACCATTGTAAAATTGCAGCTGAGTTCGGATTTCCACTTCACTGGCACTTACACCACTCAGGCCCTCGGTGGCCCACATAACCTGTCTATGAATTTTGTCGATATCGAGTGGTTCTTTTTCGCCATTTCTTTTCTCTACAAAGATTGGCTCACCAGATCTAGCAGTCATCAGCACGTCCTTTTTCTTGCGTTGGTTTCATCGTATGTTCAGTAATGAGTTTACTGTGGGTGAAGGTATTTAAAAACAGATCAGCCCGATTAGTTACAAAGATTACCAATTATTTTGGTTATTCCGTATGCCATGCTTTGTCCCTATAAACCCATTTGTTAAGAGTAAGACTTGTTTTTAGCTTGTTCTTGTCTACTATGTCAAGGTAGTTCACGTTGATATACCATTGGTGCCAATCCACTACAATTTTTTGTATGCTGTGGGTCCTATCCAAGATCAAGCTCAAACGCAAATTATCAAAATTTTCTGGAGAACTCATCATGAGTGTGTAGGCAATACCCAAACTCAAGCCACTGGGGCAAAAATGATTGTCCCAGAGTAGGTCCCAGGCTCCTGGCCAATTTTCACACTTGTCCCAGTCCAGGTAATAGTTTTCAAATCCTGCCTGTTTCCAAAATGCCACACATGCGTGGATCTGTTCCTGCGGGTCTTGCAATTGAGAGATATGCTGCCTCACAAGCTTCCAGTTTTGAAGTCTTGTTTTGCCATCACTGATAAAAGGATTGGTCATAAATTATCCCGGTTAGATGATCAGCCACTTGGCCAATGTTGCATTGTAGAGTAATGAGGTGCTTTGCCAATTGGTATTGATTACGTAGTCGACTCCCACCCCGCCTGATTCTATGCTGGCTGTTAATCCTGGATCAACCACGATGTTGTTGTTGGAGGCATCGCCTTCTCCATCCTTGATGGTGAGCAGTCTGCCATTTACAGCAGGACTGGGTAAATTCAATGTGATGGCTCCTCCGGCCGTGGCTGGTTGAGCAACAATCACACTGTCAGTCAAACTCACATTGTAGGGAGTGGTAGTGTCCACATTCACCACACTCACATTGGTGATGATGTTATTGTATTGCGCATCAACAATCATGTTACCAGTGCCCTGATCAGCAATGGGAACACTGAACAGACTGAGATCAAAAACATCACCAATGCTCGAGCACACATTACTATAGGGGCCCCACAAAATACAATTGTCTGGTGTCTTGTATCCCACATGCACAAATCTACAGGTTGTACTGGTGATTCCAGGGCCTGCACCACTGGTGTTGCTGAGCCAACTTATACCATAACTTTCTATGTCCCGAAACACACAGTTTACAGCAGTTGCATAACTGGGCCCAGGCTCCAGGGGAGGATTGTTGGTTCTTATACCCAGATGCAACAGGCTAAATTCACAACCGTCAAATGTCACGTAATTGACATTGTCTTCACAATTGAATGCCCATGGTATTTGTGTAAATCTGCAATTTATGAAATCAAAATGGCTGGATTCAATTGCACTACCCAGGGTCTCAATCACCACTGCCTTGGGTGCAGGATTGGGAATAGCATCGTCAGGCAGCCAATTGCCTAGAAATACACAGTTGCGAAATTGCACATGATTGCTTCTTTGCAACAGCACAAGGTTTTCGTCGCCTGTGGATGAAACTGTTAGGTTAGCCATTTGAATATATTGTGGAACAGTGGCCCCATTGTTGCCTATGCTGGCACCTGTTTGCCCCAGGCTGTCCACAACTGTGATCACTGCTGGCTGACTACCATCAGCTGTCAAGACAACCTTGGTGGTATCAGCATGTTCCCCCACCAAACACACATAGGGATACACCAACAATGCACTGGTGATCACATAGGTGCCACTGGGAAACCAAATGGCTTTCTGAGATTGAAATTCACTTTCCTGGGAGGTGAGTGTTTTGGTATAAAGATCTCTTATGGCCCTGTTGATGGCGTCAGTGTCATCAGTATGTCCATCTCCCTGAGCTCCATATGCTTTGACATTCACCCACAAGTCATCAATCTCTTGTTGCAGTGTGCGAATAACTGGATTGTTGGGATCAGATCCAGTTTGGCTAGTCACACTGGTATCACTCAAAAACTGATAGGGTATGGAACTCACAACTGCACTTGTGTTGGTGAGTATCTGAGTGTTGCCTCCCGCAGCAACACTATTGCCTATGTAAAGCTCTCGAGTATCCAAACAAAACCCCAATTCAGCCTCGTAGAGAGCTGGTGGGAGATCGGATTTAACTCCTCGTCTGTGCTGTATTCTTGCTACAGTAAGTACTGCCATCAATCATTCCTAGATTATACAGCCTATTTATTTGATTGTATCTATCAAATGATAAAATCTCACACTGGGACATTTTTCTGATCTGAGGGTGAACCGGTAGGTCATGAGTAATATTTTTCTAATCGTAGGACCCAATCTTCCAAATTTTTGGTATAGTCATCAACATTCCACACAAATTCCTGATATTCAAGGTCTCTGCTGCACATGAACACCACCAATTTTTTGATATCAGTACCAAATGTATAATTATGTGATTCTGCATAAGCCGTCAATTGCAATCGGTAATCATCCACTCGCTCAAGAGTTTTGGGCCTAATGGTGGTTTTGAAGTCCATGATAGCTGGTTCACCTTTGTGGACACCAACTAAATCAGTTGTGCCAGCCCAGAGTGTGTCGTACACAAGTGGAACTTCAATACCCCACACCTCATCCAAATTGCATAGGCCATGCTCTATGATTTTGTCAGCCATGTTGCGAGCCATCACTCTGCCCAGATTGTTGCCGCCAGGTCTCTCCATGCCTTTGATGTGATTTTCCAGGTGCGTGTGCATGGTGGTGCCCAGACTGGTGCTGTCTTTGGTGATTTGATCTGCTGCTGCATCACCTATTCTCTTGCGCCAGGCCAACAGATGTTTCATGTCCTTGGTTTTGCTCAGGATTGTGGTGACGCTGGGGAGTTTTGATCCGTCAGGTGTGACATATTTTCTGCCAGTGCTTTCTTCCACACGTTGAACTTGAGTGTAATCAAATTTATCCAAACATAATTTCATGACTTTGCCTCAGATGCCCAGATTTACAGGGCCAGTTTGTGCGTATAAGGGTTTGTTCAGTGCAAACAATTGATTCACATGTGCCATTTTTCTGCCACTCACCCCTTGAGTTTTGCCATACCAGTGTGGTTTGACATTTTGCATGCCCAAGGCTTGCTGAAATTGATTGCGTGCTGATTCTCCCAAAAGGTTTTGCATCACCACATTATGGCTGCGTTCCAAAACTGGCAACACATTGCCCGAAATGGCTCTGGCATGCATGTTGAATTGGCTGTAATTGCAGGCATCCATGGTCCAGTGCCCACTGTTGTGAGGTCTGGGAGCCAATTCATTCACCAAAATTTCTTGGTTGTTGAGCACAAACATTTCCACTGCCAACAATCCCACCACATCCAACGCATGTGCCAACTTCATGGCATAGGTGGTGGCATGACTCACCACCTGTTGTGGAATGCTGCCATCTACTATGGTTTGATAGAGGATATTGTTCTGGTGATGGTTGACCCCAGGTTCAAAAATTCTCACATCACCCAGTGTATTTCTCACCACTATCACACTGGTTTCATATGCAAAATCCACCAATTGTTCACAAACAAGTGTGACTCCCTGAAGTTTATTATATGCTGCTGGGATCTCATGCTCATTTGTGATCACAACCTGACCATGGCCATCATAACCCTGTGTGGCAGTTTTAAGCACACACCTGTGGTTGCACATTACAGCAAATGCCTGCAAATGCTCTAAACTGGTGATGGTTTGCCAGCTAGCAATGGGAATACCCAACAACTGACATAGAGATTTTTCCATTTGTCTATCCTGGCAAATTTTCATCACACTTGGTTGCGGATAAACTGTGGCATTCAAGGACAACATGTCCAGGGTTGTGCTGGGTATGTTTTCAAATTCAAAAGTCACAACATCGCATGATGAGACAAACTTTAGAATCTGTTGTTGGTTATCCCAGGATCCTTGGATATATTCTCCACACACCTGCCTGGCACAGCCCTGTGGATCAGGGCTGTAAACTTTGGTGATCATGCCCATGTCATGGGCTTCCAGGACCAACATGCGGGCCAATTGCCCGCCACCCAAAATACCCAGAGTAACTGGTGTAGTTTTCATGATAATCTTCCTAGTATATTCTCACATTATACACAGGGTAGGATGCTTATTTCAACTTACATGAGCTGTGATATGTTTGCTGGCATTCAAATGGTTGATGGTGCTGCTGGCGCCCTGTGTGTGCCATTGACTGTCCTCCAATATCCAAGGATTATCCTGTGTTTTGACAAAACAATGGTTGACAAACATAGTATCTTGAGTCAACCCCCAGTAGGTTAGAGGCTGGATTTCCACACTGCTTATAGCACTCACGCTAAACCAGCGAGTGTGCCCCTGATATTGGTAGATTTCAAACATTTGATGATGTGGTTGAAATCCCACATTCATCACATCAGCCAAATTCTCTGCCAGGCTAGCAGCTTGTTCAGCATGCGCTTTTTCACGGCCATACAACATGGCTTTTTTGAGATCAGGTTTGATTGCCAGAGCAGTTATTTCTTCCACTGTGAGTGTGGGGGATAGATCCAACCATTTTTGCACATCTGGCTTTTTGCTGGCCTTGAGGATGTAATAAGGGTTTCTGTCACTGCGCATGTTACCACTTGATGATCCATTGGAATGTGTTGCCTGTGAGTGGATTCGCTGACCTTGTAATAGTATAACCCAGATCTGTGAAATATTTGATCACACTATTCATCTGATCTTCATAGGGTCTGATCAACAAATTGTTGCTGGCCATGCAATTGGTCCATACTTGGTAATAATCCACACTGGCGTCAATTTTGCTTATGGTAAATGTTCCTGATCCATATCCCAAAACTGCTGTGGCAGCTGCTTGAGTGCCTCCCAGAGCTGGAGCACTTATGATGGTTGTGGGTGCGCTATCATAGCCACTGCCTGTGTTGGTGATTGCAATGCTGTTGATACTGAAGCTTCTGTTTGCAATAGCAATGGGCATTACAGGAGCATCCACTTGGAGAGCACTGGGTGTAAACGTCACCGTGGGGTTGCTGGTATAGTTGCTGCCTTGTGTGAGCACTCTCACAGCAGCCACCCCAGTGGGTTCCAAAAGACTGCTGGCTTGTGCTCCACTGTAGCTGAAATTAACTGTGGGGGCAACCACATAATTGCTGCCTGCATTGGTGACTGTGACTGTGCTTATGGGAGTGAGCATACCAGCAGTGGCAGTAGCTTGTGTGCCACTCACAGGCGGATCTATGGTTACATCAGGCAGAGTAGTGTAGCCACTTCCTGCAAGATCCAAACTGATGCCTGTGACAACTCCACTACCATCCACAGTGACACTGGCAACTGCACCAGAGCCTCCTCCTCCACCAGTAAATGTAACATTGGGTGGATTCAAGGGATCATATCCACTGCCTCCATCCAAAAGGTACATGTTGTTGATGGGACTGGGCACCAAATTTGCTTGTGCAGTTGCACCTTGCCCCATGGTAAATGTAATAACAGGTATACCAGTGTATCCGCTGCCTGAACTTGTCACTGTGGCAAGAGTCACTGCACCAGCCAAAACCTCTGTTTGAGCATAGGCTCCTTGCCCATTGCCTCCTGAAATGATAACCACAGGTGGCATGCTGTATCCAGAACCACCATTGCTGACTTCTATTGTATTAAGTCCCATGTCTAGATTGAAGCTTGCCCCAGATCCAGTGCCGCCATACACATTGTTGGCGCTCAGTTGAGGAATGGCAGTGTATGCGCCATTGGCAGTAATATTGAAATTCTGTATAGCACCAGCTGCATCAATTTGTATGACTTGAATAGTGCAATTGCTGAGTCCATTGCCGCCACTCACCAACAATAGATCGCCCAGAGTGTAATTGATACCAGCATTGTTGAGTTGAGCACTCACAACTTTCATTGTCACAGTGCCCACGGTGGCTCCTGTGCCTGGGGTGGTGAGTGTTACTACCGGAGGAATACCCACTGAACTTCCTGGATCAATTAGACTGATGCTGCTGACACCTGTGGGTATCAATTGGGCAACAGCAGTGGCTCCACTACCACTTGTAAATGATACACTGGGGGTTTGATAATATCCTGTGCCAGCATTGGTGATCACCAGGCTTGCCACAGTGCCACCAGCAAGAATAGCACTGGCTGTAGCACCTGCACCGCCTCCTCCAGAGATGGTGACCAGAGGTGGAACAACATAATTCAAGCCACCAGTTGCTATTGCTATACTTTGAATTCCCACAGTGAGATTGAGGCTACATCCACTGCCTGTGCCTGTACTAAAAAACAATACACTTGTGAGAGGATTAGGCAACTGAGTTTGTGTGAAAACACCTGGATTGATTATTTGGGCATTGGTAACCTGTCCACCATTTACTTGCGTGACCAACAATGTGGCTTGCACATTACCAAATGTGCTGTATAATTCATCTCCCACATTGAAACCACTGCCGCCAAAACTAATAGTTGTACTAACCAATTTGAACAACACTGTGCCTGCTGTGGCACCACTACCTGCGGCATTTATGCTTACACTGGGTGCATCTACAAATCCACTACCAGTTGTTTGTAAACTCACACTGTAAATATTGCCATAGGTTTCTAATATTGCTCTGGCTGTTGCTGTTTCTGCAGGTGTGCCGCCCGAAAAAGTCACACTGGGTGCTGACAGATAGCCATCTCCAGGTTGGTCAAGGGACACATTGGTTACACCAGCATCCAAATCAATGCTGATTGCCCTGCCAGCTTGAGCATTTTGTTTGCTGGTGGCCAATCGGATGCTGTTGATGTCCACATAAATCACATAGTAATTGGTAAAAGGCATGAGTGGCGGTGGCAACTCATTGGTACTGCCCACCATTACTGCATCACCTGTGCTGTAGCCATGAAGAGGTATTGTGAGTATATTTGTAATTTGATCTACAGTAAATGTTCTGCTCACATTTTGACTGTTGTTGGTCATGGGAGTACCACCATTTACAGTGACCTCATAATCTCCTCTTTGTACAGCCAATAAAACTTGATTTTCAATGTCTGTGATTTCGCCATGCACAGCGATACATTTGACTATGTTATTGCGTGCTTCTGTTGCTGATAAAAACCAACTAGCTGTAACCATTAGCTAATCCTTTTGTTGAGAGCGTGTTTGGCCATGCGATCCACTTGCTGCTCACTGTCTTGTTCTTGTTCTGGCTTGCCTGCTTGTGGTTCAGCACTCTTGCCACTGACATCGTTGAGTATGATGGTTTCTTCATCACTGCTTTCAGCATCAACAATGTCCATGTCCTGAATGTTTTCTCGTATCCAGGGTATATCCACGAAGAAATTCTGGTCTTCTAGACTTTTGATCACCTGGCTGACTTTGACTTTGGCAATACCCATAGCATGCATGCTGGTGAGCAACGTAATCAATGCATCTTGTGCATCCTGTTCAACAGATTGTTCTTGTAATATTTCAAATGCTCTCATGATCAACTATTTAGGTTGGATGTCTAGAGTGCAGAGACAGAACAAGGGCTCGCAAGAGCCCTTGTTTGTTTTGGCATTGGGATTAGATGTTGTTTTTAAGTCTGTTTCTAACTCTGTCTAGATCTTGAGGATCCACCAGTGTGCTTTCCTTGATGTATTCTTGATTGTATTCTATCCATGTGGTTCTTTGTGATTCATTGATAAAAAACTTGCGGAACTTTTGTTTGTTGCTGAGCACACCCACAATGCCATAAGGCAAAGTCTGTGCTTGTTCACTTAGTTTTTGCACTTTTGTAACAATAGTTTGGTCTAATGCAAATTGTTCTTGTATTTCTGTTCTCAGTTGTTTCAAAGTTGCGCGATGTGTATCCAGGTGTGTCTTGATTTGTTTCATTTGTTCCAGGATAGCTGCACCCTCCAAACCATACCCTTCATTCAAGATATCAAATGTTGCACCATGTCTTACTGATTCTTGAAAAATCTTTTTGTGTTGTTGAAATTTCATCTTCAGGTTGTTGAATTCAGTTGTGAGTGATTCAACAACCGCTTTCACATTATTGTAGCTTTCCTGTTTTTTGCTCTTTTCTGGGTGCATGCCATAGTATGCTCCCAATGCCATGCGGGTTCTTTCTGCTTTGCTCTTGCCCTTGAATTTGGGATCATCACTGTTGACAAAATCACTGATGATTTCGCCAGCAGCCATTTTCTTGGTGAGTTTCTCTTCTAGATTGGCCTTGACAAGTTCATCAGCTGCCTTTTTTGCGGCCATCTTTTGAGTGGGGCTCAAAGGTTTGCCTGTGGCATCTTTGCCCTTGGTGGCCATGTCTTGAATTGTTTGTGTTGCGTTGGGCTGTTGAGCTTCTTCAACACTGCTGCGATATTTGTCGAGAATATCGTTGGCTTGATCATTGTGTTGTTGAGCCATCTTTTTGTGATGAGCTTGTTTTGTGTCTTTGGGTTTTCCTGCTTGAGCCAAGTGATCTTCTTCTTGCTTTCGCAAGGCAATATATCTGCGACGATCATTGGCATCTGTGATTATGTCTTCAGGTTTGGCACTTTCTTCCATCTTTCTTTTGAAAGGACCGCCCGCGCGCAATGTTTCACGCATGGGTTCTTTCATGCTTCTGCCCAAGGGCTCTTCTGCTGGTCCAGCAGTTGCAGGTCCTGCTTGAAATTCTTCTTCGCCACCCACTTGTGGTTCTGCAGCAGGGGCTTCAGCACCTGGCACGGGTTGACTTATGTCACTGCCCATGCTGGGAACACCACCGCCTTGTAGTGTGAGGATGGCGTTGTCTGTTTGATCCTTGGCGCTGATGATGGTGTCCAACACAGTTTGCAGTTGGGCCTTGACTATCTGGTTGAAAGCATCAGCTGGCTCTTGACCAAACTGGCTCTTCATCACGTCCACCAAGGGCATGAGGCGGTCCACTGCCATCTTGGCAGCATCTTCTGCCATGTTCTGTAGACGATCGCTGAGATCCTTGGCTGCCAACAGTGTCTCAGCTTTGTCCAGATTCTCATCTTCCATGAGCATGCTTTCTTTGACCTTGCCCAAACTGTTTCCCTGCTTGGCACGGATAGCGAAATTGATCTGCCTAACTTCCTTGCTCTCAGCAGCAGTTCTTTCCTCTTTGTCCATGAGCTTCTTTTTGCGTGCTTTGAGCTCTGTGATAGTATAACCTTCCCACTTGTCCATATCCTTGGCAGCGGGTTTCATCTCCTTGCCCCACTTTTCATCCAGGTTGTCTGCCTTGGCTTTGTCAGCCACAGCTTTCTTGAATAGCTCTTTTTTGTTTCCATCCTTGTCCACATCCAAAAAATCAGGCTTGGGTTGTTTCTTTTTAGTTTCTTGCACGGCAGCTTTCTTCCTTCTCTTGGGAGCAATTTCCAACAGCATTTTTATAGCTTCTGTTATCAACGCTGCTTTGGCATATTCTGGATTGGTATGATAGGTGTTGAATGTGCTGGTCTCAACAATCTGTTGTTGCACATGCAAATAATGTTGTTGGGTTTCCTGCAACTGATCACCATCATGACTGTCAAACTCAAACTGATGCACATGCTTGAGTGTATGAAGTATTTGGTGTAAGCGGCTATAGCCAGGGATATCGAGGGTATTGATAAACATGATCTAAACTTCTGCTGTTTAGATCTATTTATATGTTCACACAGTCAGATAGCAAAGCTTTTACCACAGCCACAATTGGTTGTGGCTTGTGGTATTTCCAATACAAATTGATTGCCACTGAGATCAGTCTTGTAAGACAGGTGTGCCGCCTCAATGAGTTCATGGCTGATGGGATCCACCAGCACTATGCCCTCAAAAACCAGATCATCCACATCTGCTTGATCGGTTAGAGTGAAAACTTTTTCAAAACCAGTGCATCCCCCAGCCCTGATTTCCACACGCAAATAGGGATGTTGTGGGCTGACAATGTTGGCGATTTTGGCAATTGCGCTGGGATGTATTTTCATTGATGATTGTAGATGTATTTGACCTGGCGTTTGGCTTCCATGGCCCTGTCCAGGCTGGCCTGTTTTCTAGTTTCCATGAGCTGGCTTTTGGTACCGTCGCCTGATTTTTGGGCTTTGAGCATCATGCGATGGAATCGCACAGCATCAATTTTGTGACTGGTGTAGCTGGCTTCTGCTTCCAACAATTGACGCACTTCCACACTGTTGAAGTATTTGCCATTGTTGAGATACCTCACCAGTGCATGTGCTGCTTCATACAAACTGAGTTCGTGAGCCACCATGGTTCCAGTTGTACTGTTCACCACATTGAAACTCTGTTTGCCTGCCACACGGTTTTCGTCAAGACTTTGATCAATTTTATAGATACCAATTTTTACACCAGATTGTGTGGGCTTGGTGATCAAAGCTTCCTGCAACTGGCTGTCAGTTACATTGCTGTTGATCATGTGACCACTAGCGTTGTTCACTGCATTTTCCAGCCTATGTATCACATCAGCCATTGCTGAGATGTCCTGATTGGTGATCTGGCCAGCCCCTGGTAAGATCAAAGGGTCTTGCACAGTTTCCTGCAATCTCTGCGTGGGAACAGCAGGTGCTGCATCACCATTCATGATTTGCATGAGCCTGGCCATGGAATCACGTTCTTTTGGGCTGACAGTCATGATCTAAATCCTCCAAACATTTGATGGGTCGGGCAACACATAACAAATTTTGCCATCTTTGCGTGCTCTTGTCAACACATCCCGATTTACCAAATTTCCAGCCACCACTTGCTGCCTGAGGTCCAGATCCTTTTTGAACATCATGCCCTTGTGTTCCTGGATCTGATCCAACAGTTGGTGTTCCTCATTACTGACAATCACATTGATGCCTGATGCAAGTTCCACAATTTTCATGTGTTGTTACTGTTGTTTTGATATTCTCTCAACAGTCTCTGAGCTCTACGCACCAATCTTTCAGCCAAGGCATGAGCCTTGCTGGCATCCTGTTGATCGCTTTGTTCCAGATTGGCTATTTCCTGTAGATTTTTCTGTATTTGTTGGAGCAAAGTGTTGCGAATGGGTGCATCGTCTGGATTGAACACTTGTTTGGCTGAGGCAGTCACAGGGGCCGAGGGTTGCACACCAGCCAACTCCATGATTCTGCCCAGATGAGGCATCTGTGTCATGCCCAAAACATGTTCGTCAATTTTTGTAACATCAGTTCTGTTCACCATTTTGGTTTTCCCCAAATAGTTAATGCCCAGGGTTCCGGATGGTCCTCGGGCAATTGTAACCTCACACAATTGATTTTTGTAAATCACATGTGTTTCTGTAATGAAATCCTGGCTGTAGTCATAAATCTCTTGTGCTTGATCAGCACTGATGCTGTCAGTGTCCTCATCAGTGGCTTCCATATACAAGGCAATCATGATATCTCTGTGAATGGCTGGCCACATCATACGCCATTCAGATTGCTGCGTGTTGCCAATCATTTCCCAAATTTTGTCCAGGGGCTGATTGGTTTCCAGGAGATTTTCACCCAAGCGATTGATCTCTCTGAGAGCATCTCTTGTATTGAGTATCTCCTGAGATTCTGGTTGTTCTTGATCCAGGATCTTTTCAGCAGTGGCTCTGTTTTCCTGATCCACTGCTGCTGTAAGGTTGATCAGACCCTCTGCTGCCAGAGCATCCATGCTTTTGATAACTTCACTCATGCTGCGATTCACCAGATCACTGGTTTTCTTTGCTAGTTCATTCTCCGCCATCTGCACTGGGCCTTTCAATTGGAAACATGGGATGTTGATTGATTGCGGGTGTGTTCTTGACAGGAATTTTCACAGCCCGTATTGTGCCAGCCTGTCTTACAAAAACAGTTTTACACAATTTGTTGTCTAAATTATCTACTTTCATGATTGATTATTTATCATGGCAATCATCAAAAGTGCATAGAGAAAACAAAAGGCGCATCTCTGCGCCTTTTGCTTCAAAAACCCATCAAAACAGATTAGGCAACACTGGGTAGTGTTTCGCTGGCAATAGCCACAATGTTGTTATTAACACTTGCGCCATCAACAACAAAGGCACCAGTGGCAACAGCGATAGCAATGGCTGTTGCATCCTGGGGACCAGCAGGTGTGACTGCTGTTGTGTCGAGAACTGGCACGCCGTCCAGAGCAGCAAGCAATTGATAACCACTTGCATTGGATCCAGCACCAGTGCCAGATACCAACCAGCTGCGAGCCTTTTCAGTAACAATGTTGACTGTGTAGATAGCAGTGTCAGGATCGTTGTATGTTGTACCAAATTCATTATCTGCCACGCCCACAGCAGTAGAGGGGAATGCTGCATTGGCAGCACTGGGATCGGCACTGATAGCAGCAGAAATGTTTACCACAACTGGATTGGCTCCTGTGGCAAACACGGCCATGAGAGTGTCCAGGTTTTGTTGCTTGTTGTAAGCACTGGTGTATTCAGCATCACTGTCATAAGTCACGCTGGCCCCGTTGCCATCCACAACTGTGATTGGTCTAGCAACAGCCAAGCTGGTCCAATTACGGGCTTTGAGTGCATCAGCAAGAGGAGCCTTGACATTGGTGGGATAGCAGGGAACAACAGTTTTGATTGTAAAGTAACTGAGGTCGCCAGTGAGGAATTCACCGCCACGAGCACCTTCATTTACATTGGTTTGACCATAGGCCATAATTATTTCTCCTTGTTAAGGTTGCATTGTTGCATACGTATTTATGTGCTCATTTGTTTTTGCTAGTCTTGTTGCGTTTTTTTGCGGGAACATAACCAAACAAACTGGGCCTACGCATGACTATACCAAATGGATTCACAACACTGGCTACTGCCCCACTGCTGGTGCCTCCACCTGTGCTGGTTTCTGTCAAAATCTCTGGTGGTTTATTATCCACATACAGGTGATGGCGAATAGTCTTTCCTGGATTGAGACTTACTATTCTATCGTGATATTCTCTTGCCTGTGCTTCTGTATCAAAAGTTTTGGTAGCATCGTGCATCCGGCTTTCCGTGCCGTCTTTCTTGAGACTCACCAATTTGACATTTTGTCCAGCTGCTTTTGTTGCAGCTCTCATCTTGACCAAATCACTGCTAGCATGTTTCCAGCCTTTGATGGCTTCTTGTAATTCTTTTATTTTCATTTCTTATCCTTGGGTGCAAATAGGGCCTTTCCTAGCAGATAGGCACCTATACCCAACCCTGTTCCCACAGCCAATTGCTTGAGAAGACTGGGCTTTTTTTCTTTTTTTGTAGATGACATCTGTGCGGAAACACCACAGTTGGCACCGGTTTCTTGATTGCAGGCATCATTGTATTCTAAATTCTGCGACTGCGCTAGTTGTTCCAAAAGAACCCTCAGATCCCCTTGCAGTGCCTTGTGCCTCAAAGCTTGTAGTAACCTTGTTACAACCAGTGACTTGGCATGTTTGTCCACATGACCCTTGTTCCAATCACTGGCAATACGTCTCACACTTTTGTAATTGGTGGTGCTGACCTTCAACTGATTTTCCATCTTGAGCAGCAATCTAGCACTCTGTGTGGGATTGAATCCACCCTGTTGGATGTTGCGCAAAAATTTCACCACATCATCATGGTTGAGATATATGTCTGTGAGAAAAGTGTGACTGGCTGAGGGATTTTGCAGTTGATCTGTCCACAAAATGTCTTGTGCCAACAAGATATTCAACAACTGATACAAATCAGTTTTGTTGAGACGAATATTCTGAAAGTCACCTGAGCCCAGAGTTTTACTGGCATATGATCTTGCTTGTGGTGCAAAATCAAATTCACTTCTCAAGATATGCAGTGCCACCATATACAAGAAACAAAGATCAGCTATGTCTTTGGCGTTGTAACGATTGAGACTGCTGAGG